ATTTAAGACTGTACCTGATACTCTATCCACTGCATTACCTGCACTATCTGAAATACTACCTATAGCACCGCGTCCAAGGTACATAAGGTTTTGAGGTGCACCCATGTTTAATCCAAAATTCTTACCTATTCGCTCCCAGTCTTCTGGTTTCATATCAGCAGCACGACCATCAAATACGGAACCTAATACATTATTATTGAGTAGGTCTTTTTCTAACAGTCCGAGTATACCCAATGTCTTCTCAGAATATCCCATACTATGAGATTCTTGTAAGTTATTAGGTACAGGTAGAATAATAACAGCTTTTTCTAAGATGGTTCTAGGTGTTAAAGGAGTAGATTGAATGAAATCTTCAAAAACAAACTTAACAAAATAATTACCTAAAGTGTGTGTACTAGGGTAGATTAATGCATCTGGCTCACTAGTAGACATGCCATTTGTCTGTTCTGGAGTAAGCCCCTTTTTAGCACCAATAGCGGACTGGCTGCTTCCTTCTGGAATAGTAAAGAAGCCACCTCCTTCTTGTCTTCCAAATGTAGGGGAAGCCTGGGAATTTATTGTTTGCTCGTAAAGAGGCATAAATACTTTCTATGAGTTATAAAGGCGCTTTTAAACCAAGGAACCCATCTAAATATAGAGGTGATCCTACAAAAATTATTTATCGTAGTTCTTGGGAACTACGACTGATGTCTTATTTAGATAGCCATCCAGATGTGATTGAATGGGCTAGCGAAGAGTTCTGCATACCTTATAGATCTCCAATAGATGGAAAAGTGCATCGCTATTTTCCAGACTTCTATATTAAAAAGCGTAATCCTAATGGTATAATTGAGTCTCTTGTGGTAGAAGTAAAGCCAGAATCTCAAACAAAGGCACCTATGGTTCAGAAGAAAGCTAATAAACGTTATGTTCGAGAAGTAATAACTTATGGTATTAATCAAGCGAAATGGAAAGCAGCCGATGTGTTCTGCGAAAATAGAAACTGGAAATTTAAAATAATGACCGAACGAGATCTAGGAATTAAATAATGGCTGATGCATTTCTCAAAATATTAGAAAAGGGTGCTGCTAAAGGTATCCTACCATCCCGCTCTCAGGAGTCGGTATCGTGGTTTAGAAAGACTGCCGGTAAGGTGTCTTCTATTAGTACAGATCAACAGATAAGAAAATTAGTACCTAATCACGCCGTTAATAAGGTAATGGTTGGTAAGATGTATTTATTTGGGTATGATCCTAAGCTAAAAGCATCCTTGCCGTATTATGATAATTTTCCTTTAATATTCCCTTTCAGTAGAACTAAGAATGGGTTTATGGGTATTAATATGCACTACCTACCATTGAGACATCGAGCTATCCTAATGGATAACCTCTATATGCTTATAAACAACGACAAGTACGATGAGACTACTAAGCTAAGGTTGAGTTACAGTGTATTGGAGAGCACGTCTAAATTTAGATACTTTAAGCCATGTGTTAAGCACTATCTAAATAGTCATATACGTACACGCTTCATAGAAGTAAATCCAAACGAATGGGATATAGCGCTATTCTTACCTCTACAAAGGTTCTCAAAAGCTATGCCAGAGAAAGTTTGGGCTGACAGTGTTAATCAAATCAAAAGGTAAAGCTAATGGCACAGAATCTAGCCGATGGCATTAATAAGTTTACAGCACGAACTACACAAGTAGCTGGTGTACTCAATGCATTAGGCATATTAGGCAAGCATAAAAAGAATAAACCCACCGAAAGAGGTATGGATGGGGTTCGAGCCCAGCTTGCAAAAGTATCTGGACCTCAACGTACCAATCTATTTGTTGTAGAATTTACTCCTCCACGCATGATGAGTAATTTTACTGATACAGCAAAGACACTTACCTTTTTAACCGAGAGTTGCAACTTACCCGGAGTGTCACTTGCTACTACCGAAATTAAAAGATACGGATACGGAGTTACAGAAAAGAAACCATACGCACCCATCTTTACTGATCAATCATTCTCTATTATAGCAGATAACAAAGGTGTTGCTCATAGATTTTTTTACAAATGGATGAACGGAATTATTCGATACGATTCCCCTTTTGGAAATGATTCTAATTTTGCTGGTCTACAGCCGTTCCAGGTTAACTATAAAGAACAATATAGATCAAACGTCACTATTACATCTTATGATGAATTTGAAAGAAAAGTAATTATAGTTAAGTTAAATGAAGCCTATCCTATATTTGTAGGTGATATGGCTTTAAGTTGGGGCGATATCGATGGTATTGCTAGAATGCCTATAACGTTTACTTACTTGAATTGGGAACGTACCAACATTGATGTAGAGACAAAAGATGTACCGGGCAATAATGATCTATCGTTATTACAGAAATTACAGAAAGCAGGCAATGCAATTCAGACGCTTGCTGCATTAAGAAAACCACGTAACGTAGCTGATATTGTTAACGTTACTAACAACGCGAAAATAGCATTACCATCATTCTAAGGAGTTATTATGCCATTACCAAAAATAAGTCATCCGACTTTTGAATTGAAATTACCATCCACTCAAGAGGTTATTAAGTATAGACCTTTTCTAGTTAAGGAAGAAAAGCTTCTCCTTATTGCACAAGCCAGCAGTGAACCAGTTGACATTGTTAATGCTATCAGGCAAGTCATTCATAATTGTATTCTTACTAAAGAAGTGGATGTAAATAATTTTACTACTTTTGATCTTGAGTATTTGTTCTTAAAGATTAGATCCAAATCAGTAAATAACATCATTACTCTCACTTATAAAGATCTTGAAGATGAACAAAGATATGAGGTAGAAATAAATCTTGATGATATAGAGATTAAAGAGACTGAAGGTCATACTAACAGAATTCCTATTACTGTAGATACTGGTATGATCATGCGATATCCAAAAGCAGATCTAAACAATATGTTGACAGAAGCAGATGAAGAGATGGATGTATTCTTTACTATCTTAGAATATTGCATTGAGAAGGTTTATGATAATCAGGATGTTTACATCTTTTCAGAAACAAGTGAAGAAGAAAGAGATGAATTTATTGCTTCATTAGATGTAGAGACGTTCAAAAAAATACAAGATTTTTTTGCCACTATGCCAAAGCTGTTTTACGAAGCCAAGTACACCAATAGTTTAGGTAAGGAGAAGGTCATACAATTGACGACACTCAACGATTTTTTTACGTTGGGCTGAGTCATAATACATTAGCTAACTATTATCAATTAATTTTTAGCTTGGCTCAGCACCACAAATGGTCTGTATCTGAAATTGAAAATATGATGCCTTATGAAAGAGATTTATACGTAGATATGCTCCGCGACTTCCTTGAAAAAGAAAGAGAACGAATAGAAAAGCAACATGCCTAGAAAAAGAAAAAAGCAAAAGCCGGGTTTTAAGCAACGTCAGACGCAACAAGCCCGCAAACGCAACATTAACTTAAAGCAATCTGAAACTATCAGAGGTGCAGTTGCGTCTGCTATTTCTAAAGTAAAAATGACTCGTTATGACAACGACCAGGCAAGATTAGATGAGATACGAGGGTATTCTTTGGAGATCAAAGGGACCTTAACGGAGATGGAGGACACACTTAAAAAGTTTACACCTCCACCTGCTGTAGCTGAACTACAAAGTAAGCCTGGTCTATCAATGACGGAAGCCGTTCAGGATGCTAAAAAATCGACATCTGATTTGTTATTAAATTTAATACAGCTATTTGGATTTATTGGTATACTAATATCAGACAAGGCTAGAGCTTTTATTAGAGGCTTCTTCGATGGTATATTAGAGAGCATGGGCTTTACAAAAGAAAAAATAGAAAAGATAAAAAATATTGCAATTGTAGCAGTAGGCCTACTAGGTGCTTATCTGGCTGTAAGTACACTTAAATCAGTAGCTGATCTTTTCAACGCTGTTATTAACCTCTCCAAAGTTACTATGGGGCTATTAATTGCTTCAGATTCAGAAGTAGACCGGTCTATGTCAGAGGCTCGTAAACGTAAAAAAGAAAGAGATAAAGTTTTAGAAGAGGCTAGAAAAGCAAAAGCAAAAGCTCGTCTTGAAAGAATGAAGTATAGAAGAAAAGGAATAAAAGCATTTGCTGCTAGAATATTTGGTAAGATAGGTAGAGGAGTACTTACAGCTATACCATTTGTCGGTACTGCTGCGGCTATTGCGTTTACAGTATGGGATATAGCAGAGGAATTAAACAACTACTATACAGAAGAATTTGAAGACTATGAACTGCTTACTGACGAAGATGTAGTGGCCCTTAAAGCAGGTGCAGATGGAGAGAAGGGTTGGACTGATGAAGAGATAGTAGAGCATCAGCAGAAAGTAATAAGAAATCGCGCTGCTCTAGCTAAAGAAGCAGAGTATGCTAAGAAAAGAATAGCAGCGGGTCCAATGGATGAACAAACCGCTATGATAATATCTGCAAGCTCAATGGGCGCAGAAAGCACGGCCGCAATAGTAGAAGCTGATCTTACTCCTTTTGTTTCTACACTTGAAAAAGCAAATAGACTTGGTATCAAACCAGAAGAAGCTAAAAATGTTAATGTTAAGAAATCGGATATTAAAATAGGTACAGGCGGTCAGTTACAACAAGTACAGCAGCGTTATAATGCTGCTAAAGAAAAAGAACGAGCAGAAAATCAGGAAATAATTAATCATTATTTCATGAACAACACTAATATCCTTTACGGTCCATAATAATGAGTTATACTAACGGATTCACATCACTATTAGACAGACTTAAAGGTAAGTCTGGTACCAGCATGCCTTCTCGTATTCAAAGTCTAAACGAAGGTACTCGAGGTGCATCTGATGAGACACTTAAAGCTCTAAAGACCTTTACCTCTGATGTTTCTGAAAAAGCAAAACGTAAGAGAGATGCACAAGAAGGAGATCCAGGGCTATCTATTGTATCAGAAGAAGAACAAAAACCTCAATCTGAAAAAGTAAACGGTGACCCATTATCACTTGTTGCTAAGAGTATGGGCGATATATCTGGGTCTCTCAAATCTATGTCTAGTATATTACAGACTATAGCAAAAGATATGCAGCCGGATAAAAAAGCTGCCTATGATATAGAAGAGGCTGCGTTAGAGAATAAACCTGGTGCATCGATGACTATAAAAAGAGTTAAAGGGGACGATGCAGGACCTGGCTTCTTTAGTGTTTTAAAATCTCTCATGTTTAACCCTGCTGTTATTGCAGCCGTAGCAGCATTGGTATATGCTTTTCTCCCTGATGAGATGAAGTTAAAAATAAATTCTTTCTTTAAAGGTTTTACAGAAGGGGTAGGGGAAGCAACAGATGAAATGGGTAACTTTGGTACCGCAGTCAAGGTAGCAGGTGGTGCTATTGCGCTGTATCTAGGATCTAAGCTCCTTAGTGCTGTAACAACAGCTATTACTACTTTAGTAGCTGCGATTAAGTTAATGAGAACCGGATTTGGTAAATTAAGGAAAGCTAGTAATTTTACTAAGTTTGCAGTAGCATCAGTTGCAGGCGCAGGAGCATATGTACTTACAAAAGAACTAATAGCAGGTAATGAACAAGACAATGATAGAGAAGAGAGAGCGGAGCATGAAGATGCAGCAACTCCCCCTCCTCCATCACCTACTGATCAAAGTGCTCCATCTCAACCAAACGCTACCGCTGGTTCAGGTGCAGGAGGGGGACGTGGGTTTATAAATCCAGCAAATGTTACTCCTTCAGAGGAATCAACACCCCCAGCTGCACCCCAAATGCCATCTCGTACACCAGGTGGAGAAGGAAGACATAAAGGATGGCAAAATACAGAGCCAGTAAAATCTAGATCTGGTTATCATGACCCAGTATACGATGCCCCGAGTGGTGGTTCAGGTGCAGGAGGGGGACGTGGGTTTATAAATCCAGCGCAAGGTGGTGGAAACGTAACTGAATATACTCCTGGAGGAGTAAAAAAACGTAAGGGTGAAGGTGCTACAAAACTTGCTAAGGGCAATAACAAGGCTTTAAAGAAAGATATAGTAAGTGGAGAAGAACCAGCATTACAAGAGCCTAATTTTTTATCTACATTACAGGGTGTGGCAAGCCGATTAGGTATAAGTCCAGAAGACTTACTATCTGTTATGAAGCATGAGTCCGGTCTAGATCCTAAAGCTGTTAATCCGTATAGCGACGCAACAGGTCTAATACAGTTTATGCCAGACACCGCTAAAGGGTATGGTACTAATGTTCAGGATTTGTATAAAATGTCAGCTACAGACCAATTAAAGTTTGTAGAGATGCATTATAAAACCCAGAAGCTAGCTGGCAGAAGTAGAGGCGATTTATACATGGCTACCTTTATGCCAGCCGCCCTGAATAAACCAGATAACTTTGTATTAGGTGAGGATAGAGAAAATGCTGGGAGTGTATTTGGATTAAGCAAATATAAGATATACCAGCAAAATAAAATTAACGATTATAATAAAGATGGTATACTTACTGTTGGTGATGTTAGAAGGTCTTTAGATTATGTTAAATTAACACCTCAACTATCAGCTCAACTAACAGGCTCAAGTCCTATTCTAGCTTCAAATCAAACTAATCAAGCTTTAATAGCTGCTATGGAAAGAGCTCGAGATGCATCCAGAAAACCTGCAGGAGGTACTACTGTTATAAGCAACGGTGGGGGTGTGGTTGATATGGGAAGAAAAAAGCAACCGGACACGAGTTCAATACCCAGTCCGATTGCTAGTAGAGGCTCTTTAATTAGCGGAGCAACTCACTACTCCGCTGCTTAATTAATTTTCTTCTTCAGCTAACTTCTTGAAGAAGTCCATAGACTCATCCTCTTCATGAGTCTCAGGTGCTGCACTAGCAGCCTTAGAACGCTGAGGACGAGCATCCATTGCATCATCCATATCGATCGCACGAGTTTGAGGTTTAGCCTCTCCCGTTAGACCTAATACTTTATTGAGCTTGGATTTCAACTCATCGAAAGATTTAAAGTTAGATGGGTCCAGGAATGCTTGCAACTTGTGCTCACTCTTCCAAACTTTCTCCAGCTTCTCATCATCATCGAATAGAGGGCCTGATTTATCGAACTCAGACTTATCATAGTTACGATAACCTTCATAATTACGAATCTTCAATTTGAAGTCTGCACCTGACCAAAGGTCAAATGGGTTCATTGGCTTCTCATCTTCGAACTCAGGGTTCATTGCAGCGTTCAACTTTTCGAAAATCTTCTTGCCGTATTTAAACAAGAATACTTTACCTTCATTCTCTGGATGTGCAGAGTCTTTTACTACGTAAATATTAGAGATGAAAGAAAGACGACGCTTCTGCTTACGTACTACTTCTTTGTTAGACTCAATACCTGAGTTCCACAATTGAGCATTGTATTCAGAGACCGGATCTTTCTCACCGAGTGTAGTAAGAGATTTTTCGATATACCAACCACCAGGGCCTTGAAAGCCATGATCCCAAATACGAATGAATGGGGTATCTTCACCACCAGGGGCAGGAAGGAATCGAACTACTGCGTAACCGTTACCAGCTTTGTCTACCTCAGGCTTCCAAAAGCGATCATCATCTGATGAGCCTTGTTGCTGAGTTCCACTTTGTAGTTTAGTTACTTCTGACGACAGCTTCTCGAGCTGCGATTGACGGGATTTTTTTAGTGCTTGAAAATCTGACATATATTACTCCTTGTATGCGATGTATGCGTTGTATAACGTTTTGTCCACTTTGTACATAACGATATGGTATTTATATTAGCTTCTTTCTTGAAATAAATCAACTGCTACCTTCCTCAATTTACACCTGTCGTATTGTAAGAAGGGTCTATACTTCTTACACTTCAGGTGTACAGATGGCCAAAGCACATTCTCATGAATCTGCTTATTCCATTTCTTAAAAAAGCCTGCGAGATCATCTAATATAATAAGTGTTTCAATGTGTATCTCATTTCTCAGGTACTTCTTTAATGCAATGGGATGCTGGCCATCTGTAACTGTGAAATTGCTGTTAAAGTCTGGATCTAATTTACGTAGATCTGTCTCAAAAATATAAGACATTGACTCTCTTACCCTCAGCAACTCTCTGTACCGTTTATCTGACTCAGTATTATTAACTAAGTCACCTACCCACTGGTCGCCACAATATACAAAATTGGCAACCAAATAATCTTGAACATTTTTCTGCTTTGAGAGTTTATGAAAGAAGTACTTGTCAGCTCTTCGATCAAATGTACCTCTCCCTGCTCTTACTCTACCACCATATTTAAAGTAATCGTAATGCTTAGTATAAAAATGGCTCTTTAACGCGCAGTACTGCTTGTAAGCCTCAAATGCATCCATAATACCTCATTCAAATTTTAACTTGTATGTCCTCTGGAATGTAGACGTTCTTCCGTATGTTGATATTAGGTCATCTACCTTCATCATACCATGATTAAAGAATAGTTCATCCCACCAGTCTTCGGGCTTCAATGTTACATGATAACCCTCGTCCTCAAAGGTTGCAATGGAGCAAACAAAGTGTCCTCCCTCTTGTAGATGAAGCTTAATGTTGTTTAGTAGCTGTGGTAGATCCTGTTCTTTGATATGTTCAAGCACATCAAATGCTGAGATAACATCAAACTTGATAGGTACATTATTATGTTCCCACCTTACATAGAAAGGCTTTGTAATGTCACATGTAAATAAGTTCCCGGGAATATTAGGCCACTCTTGACGCTTTTCTTTTAGGTTGTAATCACATCCTTCAAGACCTACGGCTATTTGTCCTCTTTCAACCATCTGTGAAACAAAACCACCTCCTGCACACCCCAAGTCCATATATGCAATACGTCCATGATGTAGGTTAACAAGCTGGTCAATGTATGCATCATTTTTAGAATTGTCGTGTTGCGCACCTCTGGGATCTGTGGTATCCTTTGTATCGAGTGCAACAGGGTTCTCAGTAATAACTACAATTTTTTTCATATGGGTAACTTTCTAGATTTAGGTATATAATTAAGCTCTTCGGCCTCGTTTTGTATTTTGGCTTTCATCTTAGCGCTACCCTTAATCAGCGAGGCTGCAGTCTCAATTTCAATATCGTTCTCCTTACAATACAGTACTACAGCGTCGATGTATTCCATCTTTTTCTGAGCTACTAGTTTTTCAATCTCTTGCATAAACGTAGTAGGGGAACGGTTAAATTCTATATCTTCCATTATTTAAAAACAACCATAGCGAGTAATATAGCGTGAATAAAGAAGCCAACTCCAATCGTAATGGTATTTAGTACGTCTCTACGAATAAGTGATCTTAAAAATAACAAGAACAACCCACCCCATACAAATAGAATTATGTCTAGTGATGGCATTTTATCGGAGTAACTTAACAGTAATGCAAGTACTGAAGGAATAGTAGCACAATGAATCATAACAATGCCAAACCATTCCACAGCAGTAGCAGATAGATGGGACATCTTATCTACCATGAACTTCTGAATACTGTCAGCATACTTAGGTATGTCAAATTTCATTTGTCTTTCCTTTATAGAAGATGTGTGCACCTATCTTACCGATCTTTTCTAGCTTCCATTTTGGATTAACATAGTCAGCGTGATAGAATAGAGCGTCCTTCATACTATCTAATCTGTATCCCTCTAGGAGAACCTTTTTAGCTACTTCTTCACTCTCCTCATATAGCTTTGGATGTACCATCTTTCGTTTGTGATCTATCTCACAGTACCAGGAGAACTGGCAAATGATCTTATTATAGATTACATTCTTCTGATAAACCACACCACAGATGTTGTCAGCAAACTTACCAGATTTAACTCTGTTAATTGTTACTTGTGCGACTGCAACCTTGCCTTCAAAAGGTTCGTTGGCAGCTTCCCAATAAATGTTCTTAGACAGACAATCTATCTGAGTCATTCTTTCTTTGACCGATGTACCTACCGGCATACCTGTCGTTGAATAATACTTCTGTACTTTGTGTTGGTATACTTCCGTCACCATTGTGATGGCAAGAAAAATCCCAACCAATATTATCATACCTTTAGCGAGATGCTGATAAATGCTATCTCTAGGCATAGCTTTAGCCTTAAGCATAGACTACCTCCTTAAACTTTATTATAACAGCTTTTGTAAATTAAAGCTAGCGCTTTAGCTGTATTTTGATACGTAGTGTATTGTGAATGGTATTGCATATACCATTATTAAAGTTACGTACACGAATAGGTCCATGAATAGATCCATGTTACCTCCTTAAATATTTTCCTTTGTATCCTTCAAGTCGTAGAAAAAATCATCTGTGTCATTAACTGACCATTTAGAATTTTTCTCAACACTGTACTCGACTGTTGCCACTTTGAAGTCTGGGTGCTTCATATTAGCGGAAACTAATGAAGGGTCGTAAAATAGGACTCTGTTGTTGGGCTGTGTTGCAAATTGCCCGTTATTAAGTTTAATAAAATTAAACGACTTATGTTCCTCAGCATACTCTGAGAATGTAATGTCAATATTGTTCGTAGATTCCCAGCAATGATCGACTGTGAACATATAGGTGCCATGATGCCACTTTCTATCTCTCCCAAAGAATTTGCACCCTAAGTTCTTCAGGTTTGACTTCTGTACAATAGTGAAGTAATAAGAAAGACAGTCCCATATTTGTAGAGTTTCTAATGGCAAGAGGTCCTCTTCCTTGCAATCTTCTTTCCACAAATATGCAGATATGGGCAGCTTATCGTAAAGCGCTCCGTATCCTGGTAGCAAAGATTCAATTCTGAATGCTTGCCCTTTAATTGATTTTAATGACATCCATACTGCAGGTTCTAGCTCTCCAAAACCTTTTTGGAAATCGTAAAGATACTCTCTACGAACAAAGCACTTAACCGGGGGTACAGATGATGTTAAGAAAGCCATACAATTATGTATGAAGAAAGGGGCCGCGGCCCCTTTCTATTAGGTTAAACCCTATTAGAACTTAAATCCAACAACAAAATTAGTAGCGTTATAGTCGCTGTCACCACGTACACGATCATAACCAACACCTACAAAATAGTTCTTTGTAAGTGCATATTCAGCACCGATACGATATGCACGAGTAGTGTCAGCATTAACACTATCAGTAGCTGCACGATAACGGTAACCTGCTTTTACAGATAGTTCAGGTGTAACGGCGTACTTGACACCTGGCTCAACACTGTAATAGGTATAATTGGTAGATGTTTTAAATTTTTCTCCCAATCCTACACGACCATAAGCACTAAGATTACCAACAACAGGTACTGTACCTGTTAAGCCACCTTCCAGTCGAGTATCGCTAAGATTGTTGTTTGTGTCAGTCTTTTGACGTAGGCTAAAATCAGCTTTTAAATTCTGATTTAAATCTGTACCCATAGTAACTTTGGTTGCACGAGCATCAGCTGTACCCTCAACACCATCACGGCTACTATATTCTACTGCACCAAACCCACCAGCAAAAGCTGAACTCGTGGCCATAAAAAAGGCCAATAAAAGATATTTTTTCAAATTTAACTCCTAATTGTTATATGAAATGATAGGGTATTCTGTTACGAGGAACCCTATCGAAACCCTAAGCAGTGTTTAGGCTGCTAATGCGAACTTTTCATCGTTTGCGTTTACTTTTTTTGCTTGATTAACGGTCATCGCCTACCGTGTTGCCGTCTCTACTATCTCATCCTGTCGAAACCAGGTCATCCCCATCAGAAGCACACAATCCCCGCTAGAGCCCTAAGAGGTTTCTTTCATCTAAGACAACTATGTACTTCTGGTGGAGATGGAGGGAATCGAACCCTCGTCCAGAATGCCTTCGCTTTGAAGGGATTACAACAATTCTTACTTCTTACCCGCCTTGTCACCAGGCTTACCAGTTGGTTCTGCCTTAGCATGCTTCTTTACTTCTTTTTTCTTAGCAGGTTCTTTTTTATCCGCCTTCTTATCAGCTTTCTTTTCTGCCTTAACCGGCTCAGCCTTCTTGACTGGTTCTGCTGCAAAGGCTGTACTTAGTCCTAATGCTACTAGTAATGTTAGAATATATTTCACAGAAGATCTCCTTTAAAACCCATATTGGGTTTAATATTTATCTTATGCTTCTTCATTATATTCTTCTATTTCCTCTGCACTATATTCTTCCATAGCATGCTCTGGACATAAGGCTTTATGCCAACCCATCCGATAGGTCTTACCGGGCGCGCCACATTTTTCACATGTACGATAACTCATTGACTCTGCAAATGTAATATAATGGTAGTGCTTGTCTGTAGCTGCGTTAACATAGAATCGTAGCCCACCAAGCTTTTCTTTTACCTGAGCAGCAACTGGAACTTTTAATTTTTCTTCCTCTAGTTTTGCTTTTGCTTCATCAATTGCTTCTTGTGTTAATGTTTTTGTACCATAAAGAACATTACCAACACCAACTTCCATAAGAAATTCATAATGACTTTTAGCTGATCGGTATTCTGAAGATAGAAGCCCACAAAGTGTATCAATGATGTTATACCAACCGTCTCCACAATCAAATCCCCAGCACATGGCTGTCTGGTTCATTGGTGCGTATCTGTCCTTGAAGATCTCTGGATACTTCTTACATAATAGCTCATCAAGTTCTTTTTTCATATTAGCCTTTTAGCAGGGGAGGTTTCCCTCCCCTGTCATGTTAAGCTGCCTCAGCAAACTCTACTGCTTTCTCCAAAGCTTTCAGCTTCAGAGACTTGTTAGGTCCGTACCATGCAGATGCAAGACGAGACTCAGCTGAGCGACCAGCAAGGTGATCAGTCAAGTACGTTACTGCATTGAACGGCTGCCACCAAGTACCCTCAGCAAATTTAGCTCCAGGTTGCTTCTCAATCAAGTCAATAGCCTTGAGTGCATTACGAGACAGTATCCGATCTTCTTTACCTGAAAGAGAAGGGAACACGTCAATGAAGTACTCTTTGACTTTATCCATCTTGTATTTCTTGCTACCCAAGAACTGAGCCATCTCTTTATACTTGGCCAGCTTGTGGGTTGCAATACCCAATTGCTCTTTGACCTTGGAAGGATCGAATGCATTACGGTGACTAACTTTCACCATGTTGTCATTACGACTAGCAAGACTCAACGTAAGAGTGTTATTACATACAACACGAATGGGAGTAAAGCGGACGTCGATAGACTGACCAAACTTATGAGGATTGGTGAATAGAAGATATGAATCAACCTGATCTCCTTTAAACAACTCGAAAGACTCTTTGACCTTAGCCAAAGCCCACACTACCTGTCCACCCTTAAGCGAACCTGCAGTATGCATCTCTAAGTCACCAGCCATACAGTACTCATCAAAGAACTCAAATGCTTCTGAGTTCTGAACAGGATTCCAATCGTTGGAAACAACATCCAGAATCTTGCTGTCAGTATCACGTACCAACGCAGACCATCCCACATTAACACGCTTACCGTCTACGTTTGCAAAAGCAGGCTCTTTTCGAACTTGCCAATCCAAATCTGCTTTACGTAGCATTTGTTCGGGAGATAGATCAGCAGGTACTTTTACTCCAAGTCCATGCCAAGGTACTTCACCTGCATATGCCATAGTTTCAATTAAATGCGCCATTTTAGCTTCCTTTCACGTTAAACATACTTATATTATATTCGCGGGGCGAAAATAAATCAACTTTCTTCTTCCTCTTCTTCGTCATACCAAGCGTCACCATCGGTGTCGATCTCGACATGTCCAAATTTAATGATACCATCCCAGTTACGACCCTCAGTACTACGTCCACCGGAGACTTGAAATGGTTCATGAAATTCTACTACTGCACCTAATTCGGTAAGATTGTCGTAGGTTTTGTCACGAATATCTTCTACACGAATACATCCAATCAGGCCTGCATCAACTGCATGCTTGGTGGAAATGTTGGAGCGATATTCACCGTCACCCCACTTGGTACTGAATGTAGCAAATCGACGTCCATCTTTGAGATTAAACTCGCCTTCTAAGCAGTCATGACCACTGATGGTCAAACCACAAAACTCATCCCATTCATCGTGCATGACGTAACACAAATCACCGATATAGTACTTTCCAGCTGGCATCATAACGAACTCCTTTATCAATTTATATAACAATTATAGAGTATTCGCGTAATTAAATCAACTGTTTTTTCCCTGTCGGATCCACACTGTCGCTATGTATTTTGTACCTTTTTCTATGATATCCCCGGAATGAGAGGTGCTCTCATTGGTTCTGGAGTTGTAATTATACCAGAATGACAGGATATTTCCTGTCGTGGGAGGTACGGAGATTCCAAGTTTTGGAAAAGATGTGTGCCCACCTTCTTCGCAGGCTTGTAGATAGATGATAGCAGTAGCTATGCGATTTCCAATAAGCTGTATATTTGGATTCTCATCTATGATTTTTTGAGTAAAATAGTCACAATGTTTTTTGTATTGCTGACCAGTTTCGTATTTGGTTAATGTAATGAGCTCACATTGTTGAGCTTCTACATCCATAAGCTTGCAAACTTTGTGAATCATCAGGCGAGATAATGGATGGGTCCATTTCATAATACATGAGGAACTAGTTCTGTAATCCTCATCTACTTCTGTTCGACCAGTAGTGGTGTTCATCACCTGCGAGCGTTCAAATTTGTTCTTGTATGCTTGTACTACAAGTTTACAAAAGTACTTGCTCATAGCATTCTCATACACTACAACTTTAGGACGATGACTCAGTATATTCACATTCATAGTATTTGGTGGTGGGCTGAGAGAGAATTGAACTCCCACTCAATCGATTATGAGTCGACTGCTTTACCATTAAGCTACCAGCCCTATCTTTTTAAAAGTTGATCAGTAAATTCCAATAATAGTTTATGCTGTTTACCTTCATGATACTTACCCTTCATCCAGCTGTGAAGTGTATACCAGTAGGGTTGACTTTCTGGATGACATCCAATTAGCCCGATATTGTTCTGAATGATTGCCATTGGATCACCATTATTGTAAGTAGCAACAGTATCAAATGATTTATTGTTACCTACTATAGCACACCCATCGAAAAAGAACATTCTCTCTTTCTTACCATTCCACTCAACCTCTATATTCTTAGCGTGAGGTCGTCTTGTATCTGTCTCAGGCCTTGTGATGTACTGAACCGCATCAGCATCCTTTAAGATGTTGAAGTAATAACTACCTGCCCAATATGCACCCATACAAATGCCAAGATACTTACCACCATTGTTAACAAACTTGATTATATGATCATGATTTTCTCTCATCAAGTAATCATATGAATCTGATGAGCCTACCCCTCCCGGGAATACAACTACATCAACGTCATTAAAAAAATCATCTTCAACCAAATGCTTGGTGAAGATTTTAAATTTGTAATGTGGAGTCAGTGCCTCTATAGCGCCATTAACACTTTGTATAGAACATTTTGGGTGGTGTACAAATATTGCCGCAGTTGCATGCTTAGCTGTCACCTGGATAATTCCCTAAAAGATCTTCCTCTGTTAAACCATAAAACTCATCATCCCAATCTTGCGATTCCTGCCTCTTGTTTTGCTCATAGAGTTTATTCTCTACAGGAATAAGTGAGAACCATCTGACGTTGTCTTTAACCCAGGTAATGTATTCTGGATCTTTAGTACAAATACTAGTGATAGTCTTTCCCTTATATTTACCGAAAGAAAATCTACGCTTTTTCATCAGATAGCCCTCTAAATGGTATCCCGAACCGGACTCGAACCGGTACGCCGAAGCGAGAGATTTTAAGTCTCTTGTGTCTACCTATTCCACCACCGGGACTAAATTATTGGTTTGCTTTAATCCAGGTAACTAACTTACCAGCTTCCTCTAGGATAGCTTCAGTAGTAGGGAAAACATAATCACCCTCACTTAACTGACCGGTTTGGGGGTTACGGTATTTTTCTGTTGAAAGAAAAAACTTTTGTTTAACATGCTCACTAGCCATTTCTAAGGCACGAACTGCAATATTAATCTCAGACATATTATCTAACTCCATGGTTTATTGTAATGTGGTTCTTCCGTAGACTGCACCAGGCAACTGCAGTGCAGCATCTCTACGTTTTCTATACTCTTCGTTATCAACTTCAAGTACATTCAATTGACTGATAGGTGTAGGACCGGTTTGGTTTGCACCAGTTTCGCGTTCCATTTCTTTCAGTCTTTCTTCTCGAGTAGCTCGTGTGTTAGATTGAATCAAACGACGACCTTCCTCGATAGGTATACTTAGCATCACAAAAGCTCTATATCCATCCCCATCTTTCAGGATGAGTAATTTATCACGCTTGTACAGTGAGAGGGTTTGCTTGGTAACAATTTTAGAAACACGATCAACTTCTCGGTCAATATCCTTCATTGACGAGGTACCCTTCTCACTCAATGTTTCTCGGTAGACAGAATTTACCTGAATACTTACTCGGTTAGCCAACTCTACTCGAGCATTCATCATTGCCTTATCAATAGCAAACTGCATATCCTTTGATGTGTCGGTTGCTGTTACAATAATATTCTTTTCATCAACTAAAGAATCAGCTTTATACCATTCTGGAATGTCCAGCTTGTATTCAGCCACGGATTGGGTTTTAACTCCATCAGTAGTCTTAGACCCGAAGCCCATACTTGAGCAACCGGCTGTTATGATACTGAAATAGCATAACACAAAGTAAGTAATCATTTTGTTCATCTCTTCACCTGTAAATTGAAACCTCATTATAAAATACCTTTCTTGAATAGACCGGAATAGACTTAATCATTTCATCAATCTGTTCCTTATTCAGCCTGTGTAAGTTAAGATCAACTTTATACTTTGCAAAAATAAACACTATAGTATTCTTTTCGACATTACTATCAAGCTCAAATACTTTAGCATAGTCTCTTTTTTGCGTCACAAGACTAAAGTTGCCCTTCACTCTATTCACACTTGTATTATAGTCGAACGGATAAATTAACTCAACATTTTTTTCTCTGACTACAAAGACATACATGAATAGCGGTTCGTCAGTTTGAATTCTATACCGGTAAGGCTCTCCCATTGTATACACAAGGTCCCCCTCCACAGCTGCTTTGACTGTCTGAGAAGGGCTCACTCTGACATAAACAGTTACTCTACATCCGTCAATGTCTTGGGAGATATTTTTATCAAGCACTTCGGTAATTTGACCCGCTGCATATAGTTCAGATTCTTTTTCAAACTTACAGGACTCATTCTTACATGTTTGTCTATGAATGGATGATACATTAAGTCCTTTAGCTTTCATTAAAGCATCAGACATAGCATAGTTTTCAGCAATGGCACACGTAGGGTGTATGCTTGTACCAGTAACTACTTGTCCTAACGCTAGCGTAGGGAATAACAAGAGAGAAGCAAGAGTTTTCATGATATAGTCAAAGTAGTTGGCCCGGCGTGAGGGAATCGAACCCCCATTCTGGGTTTAGAAGACCCATGTCCTATCCGTTGAACGAACGCCAGATGTACTTCATTATACATTACTTGCATAATTAAAGCAACAGAAAATGGAGCAGGCGAAGGGATTCGAACCCTCTCCGACAGCTTGGAAGGCTGTGTCCTCTCCCAGGAGAACGCCTGCTTATGCTACTTTTTGTGACATAACAGATTTAAATCTGTCTGCAGCATAGGATGCAGCAAAAGCTTGAGGTTTAACTAAAGGTATAACGTTGCACGTACCTCTAATATAACCTATCGCTTCATTAATGACACAAGATGATCCATGCATTTCATCTGGATTGATGTCAAGGTGTACCTCTACATCTCTACCTTCTAGTACATCGGCAAGTTTAAGATACAGCTCACTTACTTTGTATACTTCTTGCATTAACCGGTAACGTGGGCGGTTTCTTTTTTGGTCATAGTCTTTTTCTTTTTGAACTTCACCAAACAGTTTACAACCATTGTTACCATTTATGTGTACTACAATAGCAAGAATAAAATCCGCAAAATTTTCTTTGCCTACTTTATAACACTCAGAATCACAACCGATGTAAATTTTAGTTTCGGGTGTTTGTTGGGAAATAAAATTTCTCACCTCTTCTAGATCTAGTTTTTTCATCGTACATCTTTCTTTGGCACCCCGATAGGGACTCGAACCCCAACCAACAGTTTTGGAGACTGCTATGCTGCCATTACACCATCGAGATATTATTTGGGTGAGGATATGAGTTTGATCCAGCAACAAAGCCGCTTGGCAAAATGCATACAATGCAAATTACAAAAGGCAAGACTGAAAGGCTAATAGGTTCCGTTGATCAACAAGCAGCGACTTTACGTCTGTATTCAACGGAGCAAGTAGCACGAGTAGTCATAGTTTGGAGAAAGGTTTCAAGGCCTTCCAAGCTTTGTAGCGTTAGTAACGCTAACGTGCGTCTATGCAACTTTCACTCTCTCATACCCTCGAAACTTTACAAAATACCTTCGCTCTTTAGCGTTGTCTCAGCCTCCTCGGACAACTCAATAAGAGTATTAACGTTGATCCTAAGTAGATCTTCTTGCAAACTTTGAAGCTTGCGTTTCAAAAACTTTACATTCTCTTTAGCACCATCAATAAAGGGTTGCTCTAGAACAGAAGTCTCAACTGTTGCGAAGCGGTCGGAGTTGTAGATCAACGTGCGAGAATCATTTGGCATGCTCTTGATTTTATCAAGACGGGCTTGAATCTCTTTAAGTTCCATACGAGGCTTTAGATTAGCAATTGTAGTATGCATTTGAATTTCTGCCGTAATGGCCTCGATATCGGCAAGGATACTATTGATATTAGAGCTAACATTTTTTATACCTACTTGTTTGCGAATTTCAAACAAAGCATGAGTCAATGCGCTTTTACGGGCCATGCTCTTGTGTAACTCTTGAAATTGACTACCGATAGTAACTTCAATACTATCCACGTACTCATTAATAGTAGCGTTAGTGATTAGGGTAATGCTGTTAAGCATTTTGCGAATTTCTGCTTGCACTGCGTTAGCTTTACGAAGGTTCATACTTTACTCCTTAAATAATGAACGAATTATAGATTAACAAAAAAAATAAATCAACTGGTAGCCAATGATGGGAACGATCCATCGACCCCCGCCTTATCAAGACGGTGCTCTACCACTGAGCTAATTGGCCATAATTTGGTGCTGCCTCGTGGGATCGAACCACGTTCCTCGGTTCTTCAAACCGGTGCTATGACCACATCAGCTAAAGCAGCAAAATTGGTGCATCGTGAGAGGATCGAACTCCCGGCCTTCGTCTTGTAAGGGCGCTGCTCTACCGCTGAGCTAACGATGCGTTGGGTTGAGGTACGAGGATCGAACTCGTGATAGCGGAATCACAACCCGCGGTTTTACCACTAAACTAACCTCAACATAATATGGCGGGGGTACCAGGGCTCGAACCTAGAATAGCAGAGTCAAAGTCTGCGGTGTTACCATTACACTATACCCCTACTAATTGAATTTGAGCTCAAAACTGGTCGGAGTGGAGAGATTCGAACTCCCGACATCTTGGTCCCAAACCAAGCGGTCTACCAGGCTGACCTACACTCCGTTATTCTTTTTCAAAATCATTCCTACATACGTCCCACAAAATGCTCCT